GGAACGGGTGACTCACAATCTGAGTGGATTACCAAAGAGGATATTCGCCTGGCTGAGTATTACTACACGGTCAAAGAAAAGGCAAAGCTATACCTATTAAGCGATGGCACAGCGACATTTGCTGATGACAAAGACTTCTTTACCCGTTTGGCTGCTTACGGCATTGAAGTAGTTGATACCCGTGAGTCTTACAAGAAAACGATTAAATACTGCAAATTAACTGCGGTTGAAGTCTTGGAAGAACGGGATTGGGCGGGCAAATACATTCCCATTGTCCCCGTCTATGGCAGACACATTGTCATTGGTGACAAGCGCAAGAAGTTTGGCATGATTCGCTATGCCAAAGACCCACAGCGGATGTATAACTTTTGGCAGACTTCCATCACAGAAGGCGTGGCACTAGCACCAAAGGCCAAATGGCTGCTTGCTGAAGGTCAAGATGAGGGACACGAAAACGATTGGACAAATGCCAATATCAAGTCTTTCCCACTTCTGCGATACAAACAGACAGACATTGACGGTCGCCCAGCGCCTCCCCCAACAAGGTTGCAGCCTGAACCCCCACAAGCGGGCATCATGGCTGCGGCTATGGGTGTGGACAACGACATTAAAGCGATCATGGGCGTGTTTGACCCCGCACAACTGGGTCAAGGCAACATTTCAGGCAAAGCATTAAATGGTCAGCAACAACAAGTTGACCTGACAAACTTTGACTACTACGACAATTTGACCCGTTCAATTTCTCACATTGGCAAAATTTGCCTAGATTTGATTCCTAAGATTTACGACACAGAGCGTGTGATGCGGATTATTGGTGACGATGGCAAGCCAGAGTTATTGACGATTAACCAACGGGATTCTGTTGGCCGAGTGCTAAACGACATTTCTGTGGGTCAATATGATGTGGTCATGGAGACAGGCCCAGGCTACAACAGCAAGCGCCAGGAAGCTGTGGACAATATGCTGCCCTTGTTGTCTGCTGCCCCAGAACTTATGCAAGTGGCTGGTGACCTGGTGTTCAGAAACATGGACTGGCCTGGCGCTGACATTATTGCTGACCGCCTGGCTGCTGCAAACCCAATGGCTCAGATTGATGACAAGTCCAAAATTCCTCCCCAGGTTCAAATGCAGCTGGCTATGTCACAGAAGCAAATTCAGGAACTTACACAAGCGCTTCAGGCCAAAGAGTTGTTGCTCAAGCAGCGCATGGACGTTGAACAGCTGCGCCAGGAATCCGAGACTAAGCGCACATTGATCAAAGAAACCAACAGGGCGCATGAGATTGAGTTGCGTGAGCAAAGTGACCGTGAAGAAATGAAGATGAAAGTTGAAGGCCAAGCGCACGATACTGTGGTCAAAACACAAACACAGCTTGAGATCGAGCGCATGAAGTCTGAGATCGCCATTCGCCTGGCTACGATTGACAAACTGGCGCTAAGAAACGCTAGTGCGGAAACGACAGAACGGGCTATTTGAATTTAAAAGATTTTGTGGTAGATTAACTACACCGTACCCGTGAGGCACATGGGGTTAAATCGTTGGGAAACGTATGTCCGAAAAAGAAGCGGGTCAAGTATTGACAAGCGAGAATGCAGCAGAATTTTATGCAAACAGATTAGGTTTAGCTGAATCAAATTCAGAGCCTGTGGCGGTGGAAGAATCTGCCGAGCCAGTAGCTGAAGAAGAACAGAGTGAACCGAAAGAGGCAGAAAAGGAAGCAAACCAAGAGGGTGAGCGTAAGCAAAATCCTAAACTTGAAAAGCGGTTCTCAGAGATAACTAAGCAACGTGAGGAAGCCCGTAAAGAGGCACAAGCCGAACGTCAAGCAAGGTTAGAACTAGAACAGCGTTTGGCGGCACTAGAGCAAAACAGACAGCCACAACAACAGGCAGTCAGTATTGATCAAGAGCCACAACCTAGTCAGTTCAGCGATGCGTTTGAGTATGCGAAGGCTCTAGCCGAGTATTCGACAGAAAAAGCACTAGCCGAGCGTGATAGGCAAGTAGCGATGGCAAGAGAGCAAGAAGCGCAACAAAAGATTATCCAATCTTGGGCGCAGAAGGTTCAGGCGGCTAAAGCTGAAATGCCTGATTTTGATGACATGGTTGCATCGAGCGATGTTGTTGTAAACAACGCAGTTCGTGATGCAATTTTGGAAAGTGATGTTGGGCCAAAAATCCTTTATCACCTTGCCGAAAATAATGACCTTGCCAAAAAAATTGCGGGTTTAAGCCCAAATGCAGCGCTTAGAGAGATTGGGAAACTAGAAGCAAAGTTTGAGGCAACGCCTGAAACCAAGCAGACAGCCCCTGTTGTAAGAAGTAAAGCACCAACACCGATTCAACCGATTCGTGGTGGGCAAGGCAAGGCTGATGTACCGATTTCCGCTAATGGCGAATTTCATGGTTCATATCAGGCTTGGAAAGCCGCCCGCAAATCGGGAAAAATTCGGTAAACCTAATCTTTTTGGAGTAATTTAAATGTCTAATAATTTATTGACGATTAGCAAGATCACCAACGAAGCGTTGATGGTCTTGGAGAATGAGTTGACTTTCACAAGCGAAGTTGACCGTAACTATGATGACCAGTTCGCTGTTGTCGGTGCAAAGATTGGTAACACAGTCAATGTCCGCAAACCAGGCCGTTTCATCGGTACAACTGGCCCTGCCCTGAACGTTGAAGATTTCAATGAAACTTCTGTGCCTGTAACTTTGTCAACACAGTTCCACGTTGACACACAGTTCACAACACAAGACTTGGCTTTGTCCTTGGATATGTTCTCTGACCGTGTTTTGAAGCCCGCAATCGCAGCAATCGCCAACAAGATTGACCGTGATGGTATGGCTATGGCTACCTTGCAAACTGCCAACATCGTTGGTACAGCGGGTACACCTCCAACTGGTTTGATCACATACCTGACAGCGGGCGCATACCTTGACTCTGAAGGCGCACCCCGTGACGGTCGTAGATCATGTATCGTTGAGCCTTTCACATCTGCAACCATCGTTGACAGCTTGAAGGGTTTGTTCGTTCCTCAAGAAGCTATCGGTGAGCAATACCGTAAGGGCTTGATGGGCCGTGACTCAGCGGGCATGAACTGGAAGATGGATCAGAACGTTGTAAGCCAAACTTTTGGCTCATTTGCGGGTACTGCTACTGTCAACACCACAACCGCTTCAGGTTTCCTGACTTCTGGTTGGGCTTCTTCTAGCACCATCACTTTGACCGCTACTGGCACAGTTAGCTTGAATGCAGGCGATACATTCCAAATCGCAGGCGTTTACGCTGTCAACCCCCAGAACCGTCAAGCCTACGGCACAAACAAACTGCGTAATTTCGTAGTTAAGCAAGCCGTGTCTGGTACTGATGGCACTTTGTCTGTTGTGGTTAGCCCCGCTGTTATCACAGCAGGTCAGTTCCAGAACGTGTCGATCCCCACAACTGCATCTACTGCCGCTGTGAGTTTCTTCAACAAGACTGGTACTGTTTCCCCACAAAACATCATCATGCACCGCAATGCGTTCACATTGGCAGTAGCCGATCTGGAATTGCCAGAGGGTGTGCATTTTGCGGGTCGTGCAAGCGACAAGGAAATTGGTTTGTCAATGCGTGTTGTGCGTCAGTACACCATCAACAATGACTCCATTCCTACACGTTTGGATGTTCTGTACGGTTGGGCCCCGCTGTACCCTGAATTGGCTTGCCGAGTAGCAGCCTAATGGTCAATGGGGGGTTAACGCCCCCCGTTCTAAACTTAATTTAAGGAATTATCATGAGCAATCCAGGACCAGCAAGTACCACAACGATTCACCCAAGTAATTTGGCATCTAACCAAGCAATCCGCTTGTTGGGTGTTGCTACTGGTGTGAGCGTAAGTGCATTGGGTGACGAAGCCGTTATCCAAATCAACAACTCCACAAACTACTCTGTTAGCAATGTGATTTTCACCAACGCATCAGCGTCATTGACAAGTGCCGAAGCGGGTCTGTTTACAGCACCTAGCGCAGGCGGTACAGCCATTGTTGCAGATGCCGCTTTGTCAGCCTTGACAAGTGCAGCCGTTGTGTCACAGCGTACCGTTGCAACAACTAACACACAATCAGCCCAAAATCTGTATGTGAACGTTAGCGCTGTTCAAGCGGGTACTGTCACAATGGACGTTTATGTCTATGGCTACGATCTCAGCGTTTACTCCTAAACTCTGATGTAAAGCGAGAAAGAGCCACTCTTAAAAGGGGTGGCTTTTTCTTTATTTGGCGTTACAATTTAATCATTCTCTAAAGGAATCATCATGGCTCTCCAAACGACCATTCTGCGTGGCAATATTTCCAACGCATTCGTTATGGGTGTGACTTTTACAGCCACAACCGTTGCCTCCTCTGGCGCTTCTAAGACTGTTACCGTTGCGGGCCTCAAGGTCGGTGACGCAGTTCAAGTGTCCCTCCCCGCTGCTCAAACAACTGGTGTTGGCATTGCTAACGCTTACGTTTCAGCCGCTGACACTCTGATCGTACAGTTCACAAATGCAACAGGCTCTAGCGCATCTGCCGCTGCGGGTACATATACCGTGGTTGTGAATCGTCCTGAGTATTTGCCCCTTGATTCAAACGCTGTTTAATCATGTCTAATACAACGGTATTACGCCCCGTAGGAGTAACAACCGCCATTTCGGTGGGTGCTACTTCTACTGCTGCAACGCTTATTACCGCAAGCACCAATGACCAAGTTAACTATGCCTCTTTCATCAACACGGGTGCTACCTATGTTGCTGTCAGCCTTGGCGATGCTAACGTGGCTGCGACAGTCTTGCCCGTAAGCGGTTCAACCACAGGGAACTTTGTGTTACCCGCCTCTATGACAGTTCCGATTGTCTTGGCAGTACCCGCAAGC